ATGGCAGAAAATCGCCTTATCTTTTACAGTACCTAAAAGCAAAACATATAAACACAGCGTATAACACGTAAATAAAGCGAAATGAGGCACTACCTCTAAACTTACACATAATTATATATCTAAGTATAAAATAATTAATCATATCGCTTTATTTTGATTATTCAAATACGTATATCTGATTACTTCTTACGAACTTCTTTACCTCTCCATTCTCTACGCTTTCATCAAACACACTATTCATGTTAGGCACTTCATCTGTTCTTATTGCATAATGTATTTGACATCCTGCTATTATGATATGACTTAATTCTGTGCCTACCTTAGCGAACCAATTACTGCTCCTTACATTTGTTTTTATTCCTAGTACATTGTCGCCAAGTATTTCTACATCTCCACATACTGCTCTATATTGCTTTCCGTCTGGAGCATAAAACCATGCATCTGTTGTTATTAAATATTTTCCTTTCATGTTTAAAACCTTTTTACTATTTCGTGCAACTTACTCATAAACTCCTCTCTCATGTCTCCCTCTATTAATAATTTTATATGGGGTTCGCTGGCTAGGATTGTTTTGTTTTCGTCTATTACGTGGGTGCTTAGTATCTCACGTAATTTGTCTGCTTTATCTATGTTTATTTTGTCTTTTATAGATATTGTGTCTTGCTTCTTGTATTCTACTTGTTCCTTAGCCTCTTCTGCTTCATAGATTTTCTTTCTTATGTCGGCTTTCTTTTCTTCTTCCTCAATTAAGTCTGCTATTCCTCTTTTTGTTTCTTCCATCTGATTTTTTTGCTTTACCGTGTATTCGCTCATAATTCACTTATTTTCTAGTTTATGCAATGCTAATTTGTGATGATGATATAAAGGCAATCCAATAACATTTACACCAATGTAAAATGATACGATTAAAAAGCCTTTGAATGTTCTTTTTTTATTGTACATGTCTTTTACTTTAATAATTCAGGGTTTTCGTGAATGTTTCCGATTACTTCATCATTTGGATGATAATCATAACCATAGCATTTAGCATCATTTTTACCGCCCAAAGAGAAAAATTTTTTTTCTTCTACAAAAATATAGCCCGTATCCCTTTTTATTATATCCCCTTCGAATCTCTCTACACCGTTTTTATCTTTCAATCCTGTGTATTGACCCAAAGATTCTGTGATAATTAAGTAAGCTTTAATGTCACCTAGCATATATCCGTTGTTTGATGCATCCATATCAATATCATCATAATCAGTGATCATCCATCCAGATGAAGTCTTAATAAATTCCCCGAAAATAAATTCTTTATTATCTTCTTTCTGCCCTCTAAATTTAATATCTCTCATAATTAATAAATTGAAAATACTGAAAAGTTAAAATCAAAATTTGTTATTTGGTTAGGGTTTTGGCTAACTATTACATCAAAACCATTAACCGTAACATTGTCATAACTCAATTGTCTTTGGCGCGCTGAAAAGTTTATAACATAGTCGTTATTAGGTAGCGGGTTGACAAAACTAACCCTATACGTTGTGTTGTTTAACCTTGTTAAGCTAGCCACTCCAAAACCTCTTAAAATAGAACAATTTAAAGATACTACAGCCATTGCATAAGCTTTATAAGGCATAATTGATAAAACACCTGTTGAGTTTGTTTGAATTGTTCCATCTGTCAAATTTCGAACTCTTGCCGTTCCGTTTACATCTAAAGTTTCAGTTGGTGTTGTTGTTGCAATACCAACTTGAGAATAAGTTGATATTGATAATAATAATGTGATAACAATTGTTTTCATATCTGTTATGCGTTATAATTGTTTAAAGAAGTACTTAAATCGCCTAATCTTATATTTGTTGCGGTTGGGTATTGTTCCAAAACCTGTTCTTTATACGTTTCAACAAAGTATTTTAAATCTTCGTTATCATAAAAAACAGCAATTTCTTTTTGATCAATTCCATTTATTGTAAAAAAATTTCTAACATATTGTTTTTTTATTAATTACACGAATGAAACGTTTTGAATAAACGTAAATGCTCTAAAGCTATCATTATTGTAGCAATGAAAGAACAAATCAAATATTAATTTACTTCTAGTCATAAATCTAAGAGTTTAAAAGTTTATCAAAAAATACTACTCCTTTTTGTCTAGCGATTTCGATATTATCAATGTATTTCTTTGTGAAGTCGCTAAATAATATTACATCTGCTTCGTTAAATTCAGCTATTTGCTTAATCAATCTTTCTTTTAGCTTTAGGCTATTGGTTGTGAATTCTGGATCCTGCCTATAAACTTGATTGTAATGCGTTTCTGTTTTCTTTGCCAAAGCATCAACAAACATGTTGCCGTATCTCTTTTCAATTCCAGTTATTTTGTAGTTTTCAAATAATTCTAAAACTAATTGACTGGTTAGTAACAGTTCTAATCCGTTATGTGTTTCTGTCTTTTTCATATCAAGGAATTGTGATAATTGATATTATATAATTGTTTAATATTTTTTTAGGAAAATGATAAGTATAATTTAAGTTTTTCATTGAAAAAAATCAACGTTACCTCTAGGTATTTTTTTCTACTAAGACTTCTAATTCTTTAAAATCATTTTGATTAATTTCATTTATATCAGAAAAATAAACTTTTTCTTTGACACCTTAAACCCGTTAGATAATTCCAGACTAATTTTATCTGGGTTAACTAATTTTGATGTTTTGCCGTTAGTTAACCATTTATAACCTTTGGCTAGTTTTTCCTTTTCTAACTCTAAACAAGTTTTTAATACTTTTCTAGCTTTAGTCACCTCATCTTTTGAATTTGATTTCAAAATTTCGGTGTTAGATTCCAAACTAATTAGTTTGTCTATCTCTATTTGTTTCTTGGTTTTTTCCATAGTGTTTTGATTTTTTATTGATTAATTAATTGATTTAACAAGTTGCGTTTTACTTTTTCTTTTTTTAGACCCAAATACGCTTCAAAAAGGACCTCATTTGTTAATTTAAGAAAGAATAAAGTATTTGAATAGTATTTACTTAGTTCGTCGTCTAAATCCTCGCAAATCGCCTCTAATACGTTTTTGTTTTCTGCTGTAGGCTCTGACTTATAAACAAACCGTAACATTTCACTCTTTTTGTAAAGTATTAATACCTTATTCTTATTTTTGTTTAGTATTGATTGGCTGCACATAATTTTGATTAAATTCAATGTGTATAGGATTCATATTTTTGGGCTTTTGAACTACAATAGTATAATCACTTATTTTTAGAAAATCTTCACCACCTAAAATATTTATTTGTTTTTTATTACTACAATACTCATTGCATGTACTTTCACATACACAATCACCTTTCATTAATGGCGTTACTTGTGGTACATCAAACTTTTGCTTTTTTGCTTTTAGCAAGCTTCTTATTTTAAATTGCTTTCTCACAGGTTAACATTTACATTTCGTCAATTTTCCTGTATTATTTTCTAATTCAAATTCTAAGTATAAATATAATTCACCATAACTATAATTTAATGGCTTTTCGTAGTACAATCGAATAGAAAAGCTATTAACATAAAACGACATTGCTTTCTGTATTTTATATACTTGGCTTTTCCATTTGTTTTTTTGGTGTAAAATCAAAGGTAATAGTTGTATTATAGAATTGAATTTGTCTATTAAATCCCATGTTTGTATATCTGTTTTTTCCGTTTCTTTATCAATAAAATCAAGAACTTCTTTAGGTGTTACATTTGTATTTTTTTCTTTATAATTATATCCCGTATATTCAATGAAAGGTTTTTTTTATCCTCATCTAAAAAGAGTTTTAAAGGGTCTAAAAAAATACTTTCTCTCTTTTTTTATTTAATCGCAAAACTTCCATTTTTTCAAACTGAACAGCTCCAAACTTTACTAAACAATTTACTTGTCCTTTGTATTTATGATAAAGAGTTAATTCTTTACCGTCGTATTCTTTAAGCCTAAACCATTCTTTATTAGGTCTTTTTTCAATAATTATTTTCTTTTTTAATTCACGTTTGTAATTTTCTAAATTAGATATTTCTTTTAACAAAGAAACAATCTCTTTATTTTCGTTCATTAAATCAAGTAACTCTTGTATAGTTATAGTTTTCATAAATTCAAGTTTTAGTTATTATTCGATTTGCCTATACATCGAGATGTTTTTTAGTTTAAATAAATTTTTCCGCATTTTAATTTTTTGTTTTTCTTGTCTTTGGTTACATTCCAAAGACAACTTGCAACTCTACCCCAATGATCGGACTCGCGAATTATATATTTTCCTTTGCTATCTTCTCCGTACCAATAGCGTGAGCTTATTCCAAGTCTTTTGTCCTCGTAATAAACTCTTATATAATCATCATATTCTTCTTGAAAATGATGTTTATAATATTTTTGATTGTCACCTAAACAAGTTAAAGGATCATCGTTTGGGTGTATTCTTTTAAAATTACGTTTAAAAGATATATAATCTGGCTTTCTTTTAGGTTTTTTACAAACTTTCCAAGTGCCTTTACTTTTTATAAAATAACTATCGTATGTTTGAGTTGTTTCAAATGTTTTCATAATTATAAATTTAGTTACATTTTTGTTTGGTAAAATTACACAAATATTTCATTCTACAAAACTTTTATGAAACTTTTTTTAAAAAAATAACCATTCAAATATTTTCGAATGGTTATTGAATTTAAAAAGGCAGATCGTCGTGTTCTTCTGAATTATTAAAATCCTCATTGTTTTGTGGCTGTGGAGCTTGTTGAGGTTGTTGAGGTTGTTGCTGTGGTTGCTGTGGTTGCGCATTATTATCATTGGATTGTTTACCACCTAATAATAATATTTCTGTTACTTTAACAGCATTAACTACCTTTATATCTCCTTGCTCATTTTGCCAAGCTCTATTATTGGGCTTACCCATTATATAGACTTGTTGTCCTTTTTTCAAATACTGAGCTATTTGCGTATTGTTCCCCCATTTAGCGCATTCGTACCATGTTGTATTAGTTATCTTTTCATTAGTAGTTTTGTTTACATAACTTTCAGATACGGCAACACTAAAATTTATTACCTGATTTATTCCTAAATCTTTTACCTCGGCATCATTACCTATATGCCCTATAAATTCTTGTCTATTCATTTTACTATAAATTTAAAGTTAATTGTTTTCCGTTTTTCTTTTCTGATTCTATTTTTATGCATACTTTTTGTATCCATTTTAATTTAGGTTTTGTACTAGGATGCTTTAACCATTCTTCAAAAGTAAACGGATATTTTAAAGGTTTCATAACTCACTCTTTTTTTTACCACTAACCCGACTGTATTGATATTTTTTTGATAACTCTGGATTTGTTTCTAACTCTCCATTATGTACTAAACAACAGGCTCTTAAGAATCTTTTATCAATTAGTAAAGGAATATTATTTTCCCTTGCGTAATCGTCGTAAAATCCAATTCTACCAGCTAAATGCTCACAGGTATTAGCAACGTTTTTACAACCATCTATAAAACACTTAAATTTAGCCTCAGAAAGAACTTCTATTCTTACTTTTTCATAAATAATATTTAACTCTTTGCGCTTATCGCTTACTTTCTTTATAGGCTTTTTTTTAGGTTTCGGTTTAGATTCCAAACACAAACTACAAGTACATTTTTGAAAGGAGTTGTATTGTTTCCATACAACTCCTGATAATTTACAAGTTCTTTCCTTGTAAGCCATTTTTTTTTAAATAACTTATTCTGTAAAATTTGCTTTTACACCCCACATACAAGCGCTTTCAATTTCAGTTTGCGCAATAGATATTAATCTTTGTTTTTCTTGACTACTTTTATATGGTAAATCTCTCATTTGTTCTAAAAGATTTATTAATTCAGCAGATTTGTTTTTTATTTGATCTACTAATTCATTTTTTGATGGATTAAATTCCGCTTTTACTCTTTTTTCTCCAATTGTTAAATACATAATGTTTATTTTAAAATTATTAACTTACTATTTTAATCTATAAAATTTTATTGTTTTTAAACCGCTTTCATTAAGTTAGAACCTGAATTATTCAATCCGATTTCTGGTTCAGTTGCAAATAATGTCGGATCAGCTCGTTTATTTTCAAACAATAGCTTAAATACTTCATCAATCATGGCATCAACAATAGCGTCAATTTCAGCTTCTAAATCAGTCTCGTTGTCGTCTAAATCAATTTTAGAAGTATTTACGTTTACTATTCCACCATGCAGCGTATTGAAGTTAGCACTTATAACACATTTTCTGTCGTCTAATGATACCGTAGTAATATCTACTAAACTAAGGTTATCAACTGTAGGCTCAACGTAAAACTCTTTTAAAACGTATTCTCTTAACTGATTAAACAAAGCGATTAAATCAGGATGAGGTACACAAGGGATTTTGGTTCCGTTTGTCCATTTTTCGTTAAAATCTTGTCTTTTGTGCGAGTAGTCATATTCAACTAATACTTTTTTTCCATCAAACTTAACTTTCTTTAAATCAAAGTTTGACTTTGTTGGTTTTGAATTTTCTTTTGTCATATTCAAATTTTAAAATTAATATTCATTTGATTATATATTCAGCAATTATCCACTTGCCATAATGGTATTTATAGTAGGGTGTTTTCATAGTTCATTATTTAAAAAATAAATCCATTTCTTGTTGTTCGTTTTTTACTCTTCCAAATACACGAATTATCATGCAATGCTCTCCTTTTTGAAAACTCATGTTTATACTATCTATGTATTTTGTTGTGTCGTCAAATATAGCGTTTAAGGTTATTATTTTCTTACCTTTTAAGTTTGCGTTTTGAACTTGCTTTTTTGATGGTGTTTTTAAAATATCTAAAAACAATTTTATCCAAAAATAAGCTTTATTATCCAAATCAATTTCTTTCGTATGTCTGTATTCTATTTCAATTTTACACTTTTCTAATTCAGGAATAAACTTTATCTCTCGCTTAAGATACTCTTTACATTCTTGAATTATCTTAGATGTCAAATGATACGATGTTCTATCGGCGTAAAATAAGTTAGCAGTTAGATAAAAATCTTGATGAGTTATTCTTTTACCTTCTTTGTCGAACTTTTCTTTTTTATAATGTAATGTCCATTTAGTCGGAGGGTCTTTAAAAACAATTTCTTTGATTAGTTCCATTAGCTATTTTAATTTAATTAGTTTGTTGTAATAATACAGATATGTTTTAATTACTGATTCTTGAATTTTATCATGAGTTACTTTTTTATCAAATGTTTTTATTTTTCCTTTTACGTCTGACTGAATAAACCAAGAGCCTTTTAAAAATACTGGATAAACTTTAACACCATGATTTAAACAAAATGCCATCTCTTTACTTATTGTTGGTAATGAATTCAATTTCTTGTTTGAGGCTTTTAATTTCTCTCTCATGTTTTGCCTGAATGTTTATTTTTTCAATTTCCAAAGTTCGTAATTTACTTTCTAATTCCTTTACCCTTTTAATTTCATCGCTTAACTCTGCTACCGAACCTTTGGCGATCGTTTGAATTGATACGCAATAACTTTGAACTCTGAATAATGCCAAAATAATTTCTAAAAACTGTTTTTTATTTTCGGCTTTCGCTTTATCGTGCCACTCATTAATCTTTTCGGCAATAAAAATTAAATCAGTTTCATTTTTAGTTTCCAAAATAGAATAAGCTAAATCTGAATACTCAAAGTTTTTTCTTTGTTGCTCCAAATAACGAGAAATTAATTTTATTTGGTTTTTCTCCAATTCGTTTTGCTGTTTTCTTTTTTCTTCTAACTCATTCATATTTTAAAAAATCAAAATGGCACATCGTTGTCATCTTCTATCATTTTACTAGCAGTAGATTCAATTAAAATCGGTGAAGCATAATCCCTATTATTATTTTCGTTAATATGATAATACCTATAACTAACTAAGTCTAAAAACAATTCAGCTTTACCTTGCTTAGCTACTGATTTCGGTTTTGCTTTCTTAATGTAAATATCTGTTGTATTGCTTGACCCCTCAGGTCTATGGACTACAATAATATTTTTCCCATTATTCCACCATTCCGAACCACCTTTCAAATCGTCTGGTCCAGGGACTTTACGCTCACCTTTCGCAGTCTTTTCATTACCTAAACCTTTTGGGTGTATTACCGTGTGTAAATGCATTTTATACTTTTCGGCAATCATATTTCGATAAGACAAAACATCTTCTAAATATTGGTCATCTCTCATCGATCTATCATGTTTCATATCTTTCCACGAATCAATAACCATTGTTTGAATACCGCCTATAACTGTACTTGAATATTCTATGCCAAAATCCCAAAACTGATAAGGTGTTAATTTAGCTTTTTCATCGGTTTTATGCAAAATTCTAAAATGCTCTAAAACCCAATCAATATTTTTACTAATATCACTTTCTTCAATGTAATTTGACTTATAACGCTTATCAAATGTTTTACCAGTTATTTTATGAATAACTAAAGAAATCATATCTTCTTTACTTCCAATATCAGGAACGTACAATAAATGTTTCCAACCGTAAAATAATGAAGTGTTTAAAAGCAATTCGATTAACAATTCGGTTTTACCACTTTGGGGGTAACCAGTCCAATCAGTAACACCTGGTAAAGCCATAGTATAAAACTCATTCAAATTTGGAAAACCTAAATAAACACCTCGTAAAGCTCCTTTTTCGCGATATTTAATCATACTATCGTGATTTTGTGAAGCCGTTAATATTTCAAATCCTTTTGGAATCATAGTTATTTAATAATTGTTAAACCATTAGGACCAGTAACACGACTTAAACCTACATAAAGTTGTTTTTGTTTTTTTGAAAATTCCATAATTTAATTTACTTAATGATTTGTAAAACCTCCTTTATCTATTGGTTTTTTATGTTGCATACTAGCATAACGTTCAAATTTATCAGGTCTTGAAAGGAATTCTAAAGTCAAATGCTTATAATTATTATCTTTATGAAAAGAATCATTTGAAGCATTATCTATTACTTTTTGAATATCCTCTTTTTTATAACCCTCTTTTATTCTTTGATTGAATTGCTTTTTTGCTTTATCTGGAATAACTCTACAACTTTTATTTAATATTTTGTTGTAGTAAGCAATCAATTTTTGAAAATCAATAGATTCATTATTATTACTTATATCTTTATTATATATTATATTATTATATGTCGGATTATTTTCCGAGTTGTTTTCGGATAAATTTCCGAGTAAAGTCGGATTATTTTCCGAGTACTCGGATTTACTAAAATTCCAATCCTTAGCAATTGAAGTTAAAGAAATATAATCTTTGTTATCAATCTTTTTAATTATAATCAATCCTAGTTCTTCCAACTGTTTATAATAACGATACATAGTATCTGTTTTATCAGTTAAAATTGGTAATTCTTCAACTGCTTTTGTTTTTGATGCAAAATAAAATATTTCATTCTCAATCATTACTTTATTTGCCCAACTAGGTAACTCGTAAAACCATGCAAATAAATATGCTTGCTGAATGGTTAAACCCCATTCTTTTGATTTCAAATTATTTATGATTGTTGAATATCTCATAACTAAAAAACAAAACCCTTAACTTTCGTCGGCATCCACTCCGAGTACTCATTAAGGGTTGTTTAGGTTAAAAAACCTTAATATCTTAATTGTAGGTGGATGATCTACAGATACAAATATAATAAACTATTTTATCAATAACGATTTAGCGTTAATAATTTCGTTCGATTTTTGCTCATGCTCAATTGATTTGCTTTTATTTTCGTTTGCTTTTTCCTCTAAATAAAATCTAGTTTTTTCAACAAATTTGTTTACAATTTGAACTTGTTCCAGTTCCGTAAACTTAAAATCATTGTCGCAAATAAATTTTAAGAAAAGTTCATCAACTCGATGATTTATCTTTTCTTCTTCTGTTTTTTTCCTGAATAATTTAAACATCTTTTTCGAATAAATTAAGTGTTATATCCTTTTTAGTATTATTACTTTGTCTTTGGGAATATTCCCTACTAATCCATTGAGTTGATGACTTACAATGCCCTTGTTTAGCTTTATAGCGCACATATCCATTAAACTTGATTCTCTTTTCTTTAGATAACCGTAAAAATACAGCACCTAAAGCTATAGGTTCTTTTGGGTTGCCCAAAATCAAATAGATATCTTTTGACAAATCCTCACTTGTAAAAGGTTGCATTTTTTCAGCAACCCATTTACAAGCATAGTTATAAGCTAATTCATAATAACTTTCATTATTATCTTTTACTGTTTGGATCGCTTCATTTTTAGTCTGCAGTTGTTTCATTTAACAAATCAAATAAAGTTGGAACATTTATTTTATATTCAATAGATTTCAAATAAAACAATCCATCATCGTAATACTCTGGATTTAATTCACAAGATACAGCCTTTCTATTCATTTCAATAGCATTGTAAGGAGTAGTAAATAAACCGCCAAATGGATCATCTATTAAATCTCCCTCCATTGTGAAACGCTCTATTAATCTTTTTACAATGTCATGTTGCAACGGACAAATATGCTTTTCTTTTTTCCTGTTTGATTGGTTAGCGTTTAAAGTATTCATACGATTAACATCAGTCCAAACAAGATCATTATTAGAAGTTGGCGGAATTGTCATAAACAAACGACTTAATTTACCTGCATTTTCTAAATCACTACAAATCTTTAAATGCTCTTGAAAATTATAAATGTTGTTTTTATCAAATTCTCTCCATCTATTGAAAATTGATTTCATTTCTGATATAGTCAATTCTTCACTACTCATAAAACGATCACCTGAAGATTTCCAATAAGCGTGAGCATCTAGTTGCCATCTATCAATCGAATATTGTTCTTTTGTTTTAGCACATGGCTCATCTGCATAAGCGTTATTGCTTTCGGATGGTTTTTTTCTAAATAATAAAATGTATTCAGGTAAACCAACTCCCATTTTAGTAGCGTCTTTACATTGTTCGGACCAACCTAAGCGGTAAGTTTGATTATTTTCACGAACCACATCAGTAGTTACTGTAATTTTACCTACTAAATAAAATCCGTGTTTTACAAAATGAGCTACTGTTTTTCCGCTAAAATCGTCGATAGTAGTAAATGAAGTTCCGTTTTGATAACTGTAACGAATCCTATCTTTAACATGAATAGCTGCTATTTTACCAGGTTTTAAAGTTCTCAATAAATTAGGCGTTAAATAATCCATTTGTTTAAAGAATTCATCATTACCATGATTGTGGCCGAAATCATTATAATTATCTGAATATTCGTAATGATCCCCAAAAGGAATAGATGTTAAAATCATGTCGGTGTAATTATCTGGCATTTCATTATGAATAACTACAGTATCTTCATTATAAACAGTTGCGCCACCTATTTTAGATTCTCTCCTTTTTTTAAATATTTGTCTTTTCATATCTGCGGTTATTTTATTAGTGTTTAAACCATATTCACGAACTAAATTTATCATTTCGGTTTGAAGTTCAATATGTTTGCGCCATTTATCTTTTAAAGTTTTCAAAACCTCTCTTTCATTGTTTGTGAAAATAACATAAACATTTACTTCTTTTTCTTGTTTAAACCTGTAAAGTCTATGTACTGATTGTATAAAATCATTGAATTTATAATCAATACCAACAAATATCATATTATTACAAACGTGCTGAAAATTACATCCAGATCCTGCTATTTTTGGTTTTGTACTTAAAATTTGATACTGGCCATGTTTAAAATCAATTAATAACTTTTCTTTTTCTTGATTAGCTTGTGAACCATAAACCGAATTGATTTTAAAATCATTTTTAAATTGTTTTTCGATGCTAACTCGTTCGGCTTCTAAATGGTGCCACAAAATCCAATTATCTTTTGGTTTTTGATTAACTATTTCAAATGCTTTTTCAACTCTTAAATCAATTGTTTGTGATTTTTCTATTGAGGTATCAATTAATGATTTAGTTAAATCTGGAACTAAAACAATATCTCCTTTTTTATTAGTAATAACGCTATCAGTGATATTTTCTAATTCAATTTCAATGAGATTTAGTTTAGGTAAATCATAATCATCATCATTATACCCTAAATCAGATGGCTTATCAATAAATACAGCCCAAGTAGATACCCATTTCCAAAACTCCTCTTTTTTATTCTCGTAAAGTGTCAAATGACCTGCTTTTTTGGAATCTCTTTGAAAAAATATAGTTAATGCGTGACCTCTATCAATAACACCTAAATAATCTGCATAATTAAGAATTTCTATAAAATCATTAGGTGTTGGGGTTGCTGTAGCAACAAATCGGTAGTTAACACCTCTAAAATGATTTAAAACATAATTGGTTGTTTCTGTTTTTAGATTTCTTAAAATAGAAGCTTCGTCAAATGAAACACCACCAAAATAATCAGCTCTAACATCCCCTTTCCTTATACGTTCATAATTGGTAACATATATAACGTTTTCTTCTATTGAATAATCTAAATTATCAGATTCAGTTATATATTTTATGATCATTTCAGGATATAAAAACGCTAAATCATCTTTAAACTCTCCAACTACACCCAAAGGCATACAAATTAAAAAAGGCTTATTTGTTATTTTCATTACATTTTTAGCGATTTCTAATTGCATTATTGTTTTTCCTAAACCAAAACTAGCGAATATTGCACGCCTACCGCCTGAAATTGTCCAATGAACTATATCTTTTTGATGAGGTAGTAATTTATCGTTTAATTGATCTTTATCAATATCATAACCAAAAGATTCTGCAACAACAATTTTACTCTCTAAAAATTCTAAATACTTATCCATTAGTTAAAAGTTTTTCGGCATCGCATACCTTTTTAGTTAAAAATATTATATCGTCAGCAGGAACTTCAAATTCGTAACTAACAAAATTTGGAAACTCAATACCACTAGGTATATATGGCAATTCGTATAAAGGCTTTTCCGTTATAAATCTACCTTGCCACGGTTCAATGTTTAGTTTTTCTAAAATGTTTGTTTCTTCTAGTTCTTGACGAATTTGCAATAATTGTTCTTCTGTTGGTGTATAAGAAATAAATTCTCCTTTTGGGTTGTTTGTCAAAATACAGTTAGAAACCACCTGCCAATAAATTTCTTTTTCTTCTTTTTTGAAGTCATCAAGGGTAATTAAACCCTCGATTAACTTCATTAAATTTAATGTGAACTCGTAAAACCTTTTCGGCTCAAAACACTTAATATCCCCTGTAATTCTTTCTTTTGTGAAATCTGGAGATCCAGACCAAAATTTAAACTTAGGATGTACTAAAGTTTCATCTGAACAAAGTGTATATTCTAAACCAAGTACGAATTTATGACAATAATACTCCATTATTTTACCCCAAATAGTAGCTTGACTTTGTTTACCTAAATCAATATTTCTTCCTAATGTTCTTTCGGCTCGCTTTTCTTCTATGTAAGTCAAAGCGGGTGCGCCAAATGATTTTCCACTTCTATCTAAAGTCGTAAGCTTCCAAATATTTGAACTCGTAAACCTACCAATGCGCTCTAATTTCTCAACCATTACAAATAATCTTTTTTAAATTGAACAATACAAAAAATTATACCTAAGAAACCTAAAATTAAGGCAGATGTAACAAAACTTAACTCTAATAATTGCATAAATTTAGAATATCTAATTAAATTAGTTAAAGACAGCAAAAAACATGATGTTGAGCAAAAAAAATAATTACTAAAAGAGCTTTTAATTTTTCCATAACTAATACTAATCTTTTATAAATGTTCCGTTAACTGTTTTTCCTGTTCTGTCTTTAATTTCGTTCCATGCTATTTCCAAACATTCGTAAAATGAAGTTCCTTGTTGCTCACATTGAATAATCAAAGTAACTAACTGATCCCCGATGTCGTCTTTAATAGCATCATCAACGTTTACTATTTTTCCATTCTTGACGTATTGTTTAATTCCCTGCTGCTGCATATAAATATGAATTTTCATTTCGCCAAGTTCTTCTTCTGTTTTTATAGCTTGCTTAAAAGCATTATCTTTTTGAAGTAAATTCTTTTCTCTGGCCCAAACTATAACATTTGATATTAAATCATTAAAACTATTTATTCCCATTGTTATCTATTTTAGATTTTAAAAACTTTTCTAACTTATCGTATGAAGTCGATTCTTTGGTGTCAATTATTCGTTTTGCGTGACTTTTTTCGCTTTCTGATAGGTTTTCTTCTGCTTTATTAAATAAGTCTCTTAATTCGCTTATTCTGGTCTCATCTTCATAATCAACGTCAATTGTACCAACAACATCTTTAACCTCATCAGCTGATTGCATACCTTTTAAAATATCTGGAGCATACAACCTACCAAAAAAAGATGCTGCGCGATATTGAAACATTAACTCTGGCATTGTTTGCCATTTTGAACCTGCTTTTGATAACCAACCTTCAGATTTAACCATTAACCATGTTATTGTAGGACCTACTAACTTATTACCTTCTAAATCTTCTGTGTATGCTCTACAACCGTATTCATCAGTTTTTGGAGTTCCAATAAATTCAAATCTCAAAGGCTTAAATCTACCACATGAATTTATTGAAGCAATAATAAATGTACTATTCCAGCTTGGCTTACCTTTGATAATATCAAGATTCTGCATTACTTCAAATGGCGAAATGTTTAATCTGTTTGCCATTTCTAATGCTATCATTGTGTTTGGTATGTTGTTCTTATAAGAAGCGGGAACTAAATCCGACTTTGACAAAATTGAAGCTATTTTTTGAGCATCTTCAAAATTAGCCATTGACGAAAACGCACCGCCTTTTAATTGTGTGCTTTGAGCTGTACTTATTTCTTTACTCATGGTTATAAATTTTTTAAATATTTGTTAATCCAATAATATTTTTATTAATACTTTGTTGACTTATAGACATTTCACTTGCTACTTTATGAAATAATAAGTTTAATCTTGAAGCTTGTTCGCTTGACTGCATTTCCAATGCTTTCATAATTAATCCAAGTTTCCTTGATGTAAATTCAACAATTCTATCATCATTTGTAACATCTAATCCTTTAATAGGAGTTCTTCTAACTTTAAAACCATAAAGAAAACCACATATCTCATTAGACATTCTTACAGTAAAATCATAATGATTTTTACAACAATCATATAAAAAATAAAAATCATTGTCATTTAGAAAAACATTAGCTGTTAGAGTAGCGTAAAATGAATATGTATTTTCCATAACTATAAATTTTCTAATTCGGTTAATAATTTGTTTTTAAGTTCTTCAACACGATTTGAGGCTAATTCTGAAAACTCACGTATTTCTACTTGGTCCGCATCGAAAACAATTGGAAAACTACCTAAAGTATCATTTAATACTTTTTTGTAAATAGCTTTGTCTTTAGCTAGTCGTTTAACTCGTTCTTTACTTTCTTTATCCGCTTTTTTCTTAGCTTCAATTTCTGCTTTTTCTCTAGCTTCTTTTTCGGCTTTTTCTTTTTCAAATCTTTCTTTTGCATCTTGAATCGCTTTTTTAGCATCAATAATAATGTTTTCAAAATCGATAACGTCAGCATGATAAACTTTGTTTTTATAAATTTCTAAAACTTCATCAGCATGAACAAATTTATTTTGAACAGAAGCTAATCCAATTTCAGCAAGTCTATTTTTACGAATTTCAAAAACCTTTTCTTTTTCTTCACGTTCTTTTTGTTCACGTTCTAAACGTTCCTTTTCTTGTTGATTTTGAATTGCTTCTAACTTTGCATCTGATTCGGCTTTTTCACGTGCTAGACGTTCGTTTTCTAACCTTTGATTTTCTTTTTCTTGAATAGAATTAAATTTTGATTTAGAAAATTCTATAACTCTCGTTTTTGCTTGTTGATACAAAATATCAAATTCTTCAAATTCATAATCTAAATCTTCTTCAAATTCATTTGCAATTTCTGGATCTGTCAAAACGCTAACACCCCATTTATTAATTTGATCGATTGCATAAGATTCAAAGTCTGAAATTTTGTTTTTAATATTATCAATTCTCTCCTGCTCCAAACGCTCTTTTTCAAGTCTTTCATTTTCCTTTACTTGTTCATAGCGTTTTACTTCTTCTTGCTGTTTTTCTTCATGTGGCAACGTTATTTCAATTAATTCCTTTGTAACATTGCCAACTTGTTTTCTGAAATTAGTAAGTTTTGAAGCAATTAACTTATCTTGGCTTTCTAAAGAAGTACGCCCTTTTAATAATGTTGTACGTCTTTTTTTAGCTTCTTCAAAAGTTTTATTGTCGATGATTTCAATGTATGGATTTTCTTCAACTAACTTTATTTGTTGTTCTTTCATGCCTTGCAATTCAGGCAATTTGTTAACGTCTAAGTTTTCAATAGTGATTAAATTTTCGCTCATGATTATTGATTATTAATTATTAATTATTACTTTTTAATAGTTCGTACCAACCTTTATTTGTCATTTCTATATTTAGATTTTCAATGCTTAAAGCACAAACCTTATCTTCAAGTTGCTTTCCTGAGTGAAAAGGCTCTTCAAAATCACTCCACAATTCAGCGTGCCAAAGTCCATCTTTGAAAAATATTCTTAGTTCTTTTCCCATGACTAAAAAAGGTTTAAATTATCTGTCATGCGTCTAACAGATTCAGAAACAAAAGAAAATAATGAAATATCTTCTGAATTTAAAATATCTTGAGGGCTTAATTTTTCTCCATTAACTGTTAATACAAATGAAAAAATAGTAGTCAATTTCAAAGATTCATCTGTTATACCCATTATACCTATTTTAAGCAAGTCAGATACTTTTAACTGTCTAATAACAACTAATTTTCCGTTTATAACTTCTTTTACAAAAACATTATCCATATCTATTGGTTTTCTTTAATTACATCGGTTATAGGTTTACCCGTGATTTGGTGGTACGTCATTAACACAGACACCACTTTAGGAGCTTTTTGCTCTAGTAATCGCAACCCAGCATCGGACATATTGAACATGCCGCACATTTCTTTTACCGATACATTTTTTTGTTTTACGTTTTGAATATCCATGCGCATTTTATTCACGTCAATTGAATACTCCATTTGTTCTGCTTTTTCTGCCATTTTTATAATTGTTTAAGGATTAATATTAATTTATATTCAGTATTTACAGTGCTTTTGATTTAAAAGTAATACATTTTGTGCGCCAATCGACGAGTTAGCCGTTATATTAATAGCTATCGTATAATTTATCCGCCATTTCAATTGTAACGGATTCTATATCGTTAATTCTTCTTGTAAAACCCGTTCTGTGAATATCGCTTTCAAAAACTATTGAAGCACCACCCATATAATTTTCACTCCATAAATAATGAACTTCTGTACAATTGTAAGCGGTATCTTCTTTGACAGTGTACCAACTTTCTTCTGTCATTTTAATATCTACTTTAAAACCAAATTCACTATCTGTTAGTAGTTCATGTTCTTTTGTAGTATCTAGCTCTTGACCTAAATAAATTAATTTCATAATGTAAAGTTTAAATACAACGGCTAACAAGTGTTTTACACCATTGTGGGTTTTGTGTTTAATTTAATGTTTCTTTTGCATCAGTTTTATTTCGTGATAACAGGAAAGTTTAGTACTTATTTAACCACAACGGACGTAAAACACTCGAACGTTAGCTGTCAGTTTACAGAACATTTCGCTCAATAGAAATATTTTCTTTTGTAACAACAACTATATAACCTTTTCTTTGAACAGTTAAAGGATATTCCTTTTTCAAATGTTGCATTACTCTTTGTGCTCCAGCAATTAAAGAACCTTCTCTATTTTTCGCTAATTCTAAATCTTTTTCTAGTTTTTCAATTATTTTTTTATTTTCTTCCATTTCGTGAGCAATGTTATTTAAAACATCAGCCCCTTTTGTTTCGCTTCCATCTATTAAACTAACAAGTCCAGAAAAGCTTAAGTCGTCAATATATTTCATTTTTAATTTAAGTTGTTATAAAGGCATTCGCACAACAGCAGTTTGGCGCCATTGCTAGACTTGGGCATACTTGGGAAATTCCGTTTTTCTAATCCGCCACATCGCTAAGTTGCAGGACGTTAATATTCTATATTCAATTTACTTCAAGGCAAATCAAAATTTTCATCTTTGATGTTTACACTAAATGGCGTATACCACGTATAAACTTCATTGTTTATGACTTGACCATATTTAAAGGGTTTTGCGTTATACCCATCAAAATGCTTTTTCTTTATTTTTTTAAAAGCATCGTGAACGCTCAAAGCTTCAATTTCATAATCTTCTAAGTCTTTTTCTTGGTCGCCTTTCTGAAAATAGCGAAACCAAATTCTAATTTTGAAAATCATAGTTTTAAAATTTAATAGTTATTACATTTTTCTTCGGCTAAATTACACAAATATTTTTAATATCAAAATAAAAATAAAACAAATTCGCATAAAAATAAAAAAGTGGTCAATTTTGACCACTTTAAACAAAAATAAACTAAACAAAAAAACTAAACTATTTTATTCTATTTTTAAATTTATACTTTTAGCGTTTTCAATATTTGTAGATACAGGAGTAACTACGTAAGTACCACCTAAACTACCTATTGCGGTTGCTATTTTTGCTAACTCTGCATTAATTAAATTATCCTTTATTTGAATACCTTGTTTTAAAGGCTCAAATCTTGTCATAGAATAACCATTTCCATTAAACTCAATACTACCGTCATTTTTGACCCAAATAAATGATTTAACGGCTTTATTTTCATCCATTGAATAAATACGCACTTCACCTTTATTTGCTAATTGAGATTCATTTATATATCCTACAACTGCACTTTCACCGCTATTTGTAGTATCAACATATAAAGCAGTCATATTTTTAATTGGATTTGCATCAATTCCAAAAGGTGCAATTTCATCCGCTGTTTTAGCCCCAAACTGTAGCACTTTTAAAATACGTTTCCCGCCATCAATAAAAGCATCTGAAAATTTACTAAATGTTATCATAATTAATTATGTCGTTTATGAGATTGATAATAAAATAATATTGGTTTAGGAACTTTGCCTGAAACGTATTCAGGCAAAACCAAATCTAAACTTGTTGTTTCAGAAGATTCATCTTTATTTAAACTAATTGAAGAAACTATCCAACGAGTATAAGCAAAAGAATAAATTTCGTGATTATGAATATTTATTAAATCTCCTGGAACTATATCTTCAAACAACCCTTGTAAATCTACTTTTAATTGAATGTTCTTCAATTGTGATGCTAGTTCGTTGTTTGCTGCGTTGGCTGTATCTGTATCATCTCCACTACTTAACACTTTTGTCGTAGTTCGAAATACTCCGATCAAAGGATTTTTTATTTTGTCAACTGTTGATACTCCTGCATTTTCTTTGCTTGGTTGCCTAATAATATTTATTTCTGAATACATACCTTGCCCCGCCCAATTGCTAGTCATACGTATTGTATTATCTTTATTGAAATAATATTTAGGCTTTCCGTTTACTTTTGGTTTATACATAATAACCTCGCCTTTTTCGTTGTGGCTCAAAAGTATATTTCTTTGACTTGTTAGTTTTGAAATGTAATCCTTAACTGTTTCGGTTACATCTGCAGTAGTTTTTTTAAACACTCTATTTACTTCATTGCTAACGCTTGAATCAACAATCAAATTAATTCCAAAAGCATTACATAATTTAGTAGCAATATCTTTTAATGAACGATTATTACTTTCAAGCGGGTACATACTAGATGGAATTTGAACATCTTCTAAAATTCCACTTTTGGAATAACCTGAAATAACAAGCAGATTAAATGTAGAATCGCTAGTAAAAGAATGATTTAAAATAGTACCTGTAATCATTAATTTATTAGTATCTGAATAAACCTCGCATTTTAAATATTGTAATGGCTTGAAAGATTCTTTATGGTCGTCATTCTCTGGATTAAACCTCACACTAAAAGCAAATTCAGAAGCAACACTATCTAAATTTCTTTTAACCGAAAAACCTGTAAAATGATCAATGTATTTGTTGTTTATTTTAATTTTCATAACTACACATAATAAATAATTTTACGCCCTTTTTTTAGCTTAAATAACTCTTTCAATTTAATTCCGTTTATATCTCTAAAACGCTGTATATTTTCATCGCTTGCTAAACCTAAAAATCTATGAGTTAGTAAAATTACGTTTGAATCTTTATCTAAATAAATAAATCTCTCTTGTTGCGCTTCAAAGGCTAAATTATACAAATTGCTAACTGTAAATAATACCAAATCATTAATCTGACTTTGTAATTGTGGGTTAGCATGAAAATTATCTAATTCATAATTTGAAACCGAATTATTATCTAAAATGCTCAAATATTCGTTATAAAGCAAAATTAAATCATTAGTGACGGTTTCTACCTCTTTTACTGTAATGTAGTCTAAATCCGCATCATAATTAACAGTAGCGTTGCAATAACAAGCTATTACAGTTCCTGCCATACTTTCAAAGTATAATTTTTCCGAAACTGTTTTTTGCTTTTTTACTAATCCACGAAAAGCAGTTTTATAAGCATTTAACCTTGGCACTATTCTAGTATCATAAGTACTTGGACTATTTAACAAAGCTTGAGCGTCTAAAATAGCAATATTAGGGTTATTAACTAAATTATTTGCTGACTTATTAGCCTTTGACAAAGCATTTGAGTACTCAACGTTTGTTTCGTTACTTTGAATCGTTTCAAATGATTTTGCAATAACTAAATTACTTTGCTTTACTTTATTTATGTCGGATGGTTCTTGAGCTTTTCTAGCTGAATAAGTCAAAACAGCACTTTGCAAAGCTTCATCTTTTTTAACCAATGTATTATCTTGAATAGATAAATTTGATTTAGGATAATCAAATATTATACTCTCCCAAAAGTCAACCGATACAATAGAAACATTTAATTTTTTATTATCCACTCCAATTGATAACGGTTGTCCTTTTATGGTGCCGTAAAACGGGTGCGTAACCGTCCAATATCTGTTATCGTCTGCACTTCTTTCAAATTCTAAAAATTGTTCAATACAATCATCACCTTGGAAATAAAATAGTAAAGGGTATTTTCTTGATTTTGGTTGTTTTCTCTCAACCAAAGATTTAGGTACATCAATAAAATCAAAAGTAGATACGTTGTATTCTTTTGAATATTCTGCATCTATCCACAAAGGAAAATACTCTTTCCCATCACCAGTTTTTATTGAAAATCTTATATTGTCTAAATTATTTTTCCAACTCATCTTCTTAAATGTCTTGTAAATTGATAATTTGCATTTTTAAAATAAAATCTTTCCATTTTTCTTGATGCTTCAATAGCACTAGGAGCAATAAAAGGTTTTTTTCTTAAAGTAGTATTTTTGCTTTTTCTTTTGTTGTAAACTGGCTTTATTTTATTGTTTCCTAAATTTTCAAAAACAGTTTCTTTATTGCCATTTTCAATAACAAAATACTTAGCATTTCTTATTGTTTTATTTCTAGTTCCTATTTTACCAATATTTTTAAATTGGTGTTTAGATCTCAATTTCTTTCCATAACTACCCGACACACGAGCTTCATTGTGTGGCGTTAATTTTCTACCCTTTAATGTACCCCCAGTTTCTTGTTTAGCTAAACCATCTATTAATTTTGGTTGGGTAGTACCATCTAAACCTACTTTTGAAACCATAGAATTAATATCAAAACCCTTTGCTTTTTCAACTTTTGAAAACCTACTAAACAAATTCTTTTGTCTTACCGTAAAATTTTCATTAGCCTTTTTTGGGATTAATTTTTTAGCTTCAAACACAGCATCATTCAACGTATTTCTAACAGCACTTGGAAAGGCTGATCTATGCAACCTTTCCAATCTAGCCGTTAACTGTATAGATACATCTGTATTTACATCTAATCTTATCATAAATCAAATCTTTTGGCTATATACCCTGAATTAAAGTAAACTTCCCCGTTTAATTGCATTAACTGACCAATAGCAGGAAAATACACACTTGAGGTTAATGCTCCAGTAGTTAAATTATACTTATTTAAGTACAATTCAAAGTGAGTATACAAGAAACCATGCTTTATTGCTGCATTTCTAGTTTTTACAAAAGAAACACCTAAAGTAATAGTAGAATTAAAGGTGAAAATACCCAAACCATTACGAACAAACTTATATACTTCATTATCGTTTACCCCACCGTTTAAATTTCCTCTATTTGTCATCCATAAATCACCGTTTTCATCCATGTAAGCGACTGGGTCATAATTACTATCCGCATCATTTGACAACTCAATATTAAATGAAACTGTTAATTTAGTCAAATCCACATCATAAATAAAATAAGCTACATCTGATGGATCAAAACAAAAACAAACAATAGTATTGTTGTGTATAAAAATGTCTTTTATTTCCAACGTAGCTCTTGATGCAAATAACCTAACTATATTTAAAATATCGCATGAATTAGGCGTATCGGCAACCAACCAACCACTACTGAAATTATTATTGTAATAATAAACAGTATTCAAATCGTTAAACGTAACTACTTGCCCCGTGCCAGTATAAACTATGCTTGATGCTTCTGTTGGTTTATTCAAAGAATAACTTCTTACTCCTGACGTGTCAATAATAACTAACAATTCATCTGTAGCACTAAAACCATTTATAGGATTAAAAGGAAGTTCAGTAACTCCTAAACCTTTAAAGGTGTAGGTTATAGCAGGGTTATAATTTTCTGATGCCCTAGCAACAAACATATATTTGTTTGGTAAATATTGTAAATCAAACGGTACTGTCCAAACTGTACCGTCTAACGTCAATATTTGTTCAATATCATTTAAACTATTTGGCAACTTCTTTAAAGCTTCAATTATTTGATAACCATTATAATTGTTATCTTCTTCATTAGATGGATTTACGCCAGTTAACTGTAAAATTTTATAAATATTCATTAAAACATCATTGTAAATTTCTCTAATTGCTGGCGTACCTTGTTCAGTTTCAGTTTGATTTTTTATAGCTGCTCCAAAAGGATAAACAGAATTAACATCTTTTATTATTGGTAAATTTCCTAACACTTTCATATCTTATAATTGTTGAATTTCTACGTGAATTTTTATATTTTGATCGCTAGGGAAAGTCTCACTCAATGATATTGTAAATTGAGTAGTGCTTATAACTTTAAATACAGGGCAACCTAAGTCGTTGTCTGCCCCCAATCCTCCCAAGCTCTCTATATACATTTTAACTACATAATTATTATTTGCCATAGCATTAGACATTGCGCACAATATAAACGTTTCTCCATTAACTGAAATAGTAGATGTAGCGCTTATTATGTCTCCATTAACTGGTAAACTACCTGTAGTTGAACCAATATCAAACCCGCCGATCCAGCCTCTGTTTTTTATTGGGCTGATTAAATTCTCTACTATCTTGAAATGCTCCTTAGGGTAAATCCCGTTTTGTGAATCACTAGCTAAATAAGGCGCACTAGCTGTATTGTCGTTTACCCTTAATCCAAATACAGTTTTATTAGTCAATGGCGTTGTTGCAACAGTATCTAATGTACCTGCGTTTTCTTGAGCTTGCGATGCTTTTTTCAAAAACAACAATTCACTAATAACAGCATCTGCACTAACAGAATCGACTAATCTAACAAGCACAACACCAGAATCTTTTTTAATTAATCGTACATACTCATTTGTTTTAAAATTACCTATTACAGTTAATGAGTAAACAGTTCCATCACCTCCCTTTATACTTGTTTCTGTTGTATAATTAAATCCTGCTTTACAAATTAAACTTTCGTTATTTTGAATGATTGTGTTTAATTTAGCTGAAACAGTTATAACACCAGAAGCAGTAGTTAAAGTTTGTATTACATCGTGTTTACTTCCAAAATCTCTCAACGCTTCTATTGATTGAAAACTATTTTGTTCATTATCTGGCAATCCATTATGCTCAATACCCGCCAATCTCATCAACTTATCTTTAAACTCGTGTAAATCACCATACATAAATTCATTTACTGGCGTTCCATCACCCGCACCGCTATTATTTTTTATTCGTCCATTTGGATAATTTACCAAATCAGAATTATCAATATTAACGCTTAATTTTTTATTTCTCATTTTTAATTATTTTTTTATAAAATTAAACATAATTCAAAAAAGTAAAGGCAACTAAATGCGCTGGCTTTAATTTTAACACCAACTCCTTAAATTCAATTAATCTACTTTGTTTAATAGTGGCAAAATCTCCTAAATTTTCACCTCCAATAAAAAAAGTGGCCCATAAATTACCAACACCTACTGAATAACTTTCATTTACTACTGCTTCATTAGCTATTACATCAAAACTAGATGATCCGTGTTGAAATCCTCCCCCGTGTTGAGAATCTCCGCCATGCTGTGAATTGCTTAAACTCAAAGAAACTATATCCGCTGGCGTTTGGTATGGTTTTAAATTCTCGTGTACGTAAACATTAAAACCCGCTAATCTTAATTGACTTTCTATGTAAGACTTACTTTGCCTAGGCTTTACATTGTTAGGATATGCCATTTTTCTTAAAATAGCTTGCTTTCTAACCTCTAAACTTAAATTTGTATTAGTTGTTAATCCAAGTCTATACTCCCACAAACTAGCATCTTTTTTATCGAAATTAGCATTATCTGGAAACAAAGAATCTATTGTTAAATCACAATCGTCAACTAATCTAACAAAACTTAAATTAATTGATTTATGTAAATTATCAAAAACACCATCTTTAGCCATATACCAAGCTCTACCAGTAGGATATAATTGTCTTGCTAAATCTCCGAATATATCCGTTAATGTTTGACCTGGAATAGTAGGTAGTCTATGAGGTGTAAAATAACCAAAAGGCGTATTATAACCGTGTTGCGTACTTTCATTAGTTACTTGATAAGTCATAATATTATGCAAAAATTAAGTTTCTTAAATAAGGTATAAAACCAAGGTTAAACTCATAATTATTTACAGTATTACCGTTTACTTCCACAGTCAAGTTTTCAAAATAATTAGCTGATTCTAAAACATCAGTAATAACACTTTGAACTCTTGCCGAATAAAGAATATCTTTTTTATCTCTAGGTAAATCGGCACCAGCAATATAAGGTCTAATATTATACAAATAATCTTTAATATTTGTTTTTATCGCATCTCTAACCGCTGTACTGTCGTCAATTAAACCGTTTATCGTGATATCTACAGGGGTTATAGTTATTGCTAAAGTTTTTATATTAGATTGAATTGGTTTTCGCCCTCTTTCGTTTGTTGGTTTTGTTTGATCTGGGTCAAATTCTATAATATCATAAACATCACTTAATAACGTTGAATCAGGAGTTCCATTTCCATCGACAGAATCTGCAATTGTAGCCTCTACATAAACATCAACAATACCCGCATCATCATTTCTAACATAAGGGTAAACTTTTCTTACTCCTTGTGCATCTGCTGCCCATTCTCTATAATCTGTTTTACTACCCCCTTGCGGCTCTAATTGTATAGAGTCAATTATATTTTGCCTGTAAACATCTATATCCTCACTTGCTCTAGGCTTTTCAATAACTTCTGTAACTGTAACAATATTATTAACACCTAATACGGGCTCAGTTATCGTTAATTCATCACCTACATTCAAATCAAAATCACTTCCACCACCTAACGAACGTATTTCTATTTTATCACCTGAACCAGTTAAAATGTATTCATTATCTAAAACATAAGATTGGCTAGGATTTAAAGAATTTTCATTTGATTTAAAAGTTAAACTATTTCGTAAAACTGCACCGTTAGAACCAATTAAAGAAGCTTTAAATATTCCCGCTGTGGCTGGCAAAGGATCGCGATTTAAGTATATCCTACCAAATCGCTCTAAAGTACCGCCATTTTCCTCTAAATCTGCTGTATCAGGAAAAACATTATTTTGAATATCGGACAAATACAAATACATTAATTTGAATTGTGCCGCTAAAACAGAATCAAAAGCATCTAAAACGTATTTTAGTTGTGAATCGGTAAGATTTAGCTTTATTTTAAAATCATTAGATATCTGGTCTCTAATTTCATTTATACTTGGTATTTCTCTCATTGTATTTATATTATTTTATCGATAATAATTTCATTTTTTGCGTTGTTGTAAATTAATTGTAATACTTTATTTTCCTGACTTCCTTTTGGAGTGAAATATATAAGTAATTTAATTTCGTTTGTAGTCAAAAATTCAACATCAGCATCAAAATTTAATAACTCATTTAAGTACTGTAAATCGTCTTTTATAGATTGAATTATAGCTAATCTACCCGAACTATTCAAAACTACATTTAAAAGCGTTCTTTCGGTGTTAGAATTGAATTGTTTACTTTGGGTTTCACCAAAAAACAAAGAATTTCCCCAATAATCAAAACGCTCATCTGTTATTAATTCATCGCCTCTTGTATTCACTTCTACATTTCCGCCAAACAAAGCTAAATAAACCTGTTGATAAAGACTTTCGCCTAACAACAAATCGCTAGAAACGATAGCCATTTCGCCACCGCTTCCAGATTCATGTAAATTAATATCTTTTGTTATCATTTTACTTATAATTTTTTATTGAAAAGGTGCTTTATACCCAAATGCTCCTTGTGTTGGTGATAATTTCACAGGAATACCGCCCTTATTTTGGGTAGTAGCATCTGCATTTGTACCGTTTTTAGCCGAAACATTTACATTTACTTCACCATTTACCGTAGCTTTTGCCGATGCTTTAGCCTGTTTACTTTCTGGAGATTCTAAGGCTGCTTTCATTTCTCCCTGAGTCACCAAATTCATATCAGTTCTTAATTTTTTTAATGAATCTGACCAACTATCTAAACCAATCATTTCAAATAATTGTTGTAAAGGTTTTAATATAGCATCTAAAATAACTTGCCCTATTCTTTTTAAACCGCCTAGTATGCCCTCAGTTTTAAACGCAGTCTTTATGCTCTCCCAATGATCGTAAACTGATTTAAAAGCTCCAATAATCAAACCAACTGGGCCTAAAAACAAACTTAATGCAGCTCCCCAACTATCCCATTTAGTAATTACAACAGCTATTAAAGCAATTAAAATAGCAATAGCAATTACAATTAAAGAAACTGGATTTAAAGAAGCTACAAGATTAAAAAGTTCCATAGCCATAGTAACTCCTTTAATAGCACCTGCAGCTCCTAACAAAATCATACCTAAGTAAGCAATAGCTTCTGTTAATTCTGGATTTTTAGCTATCCAATCTCCAATGGCAGTTATAATAGGCATTATTTTATCAATTATTTTAGTTAAAATTGGCGCCAATTGCGTCCCAATAACAATAGACAAAGCTTCCATGTTGTTTTTAGCCATTTCTATTTTACCAGCCATTGTGTTATTCTTTTTAGATGCTTCAGCACTAATTGAAGTACCATCTGCAAATGCCTTATTTGAAATACCTTGAACCTTTTCAAGTTTTTCATAACCACTTCCCAATGCTCCAACAACTTTAATAGTTTCCTGAGAACCTATTTTTAATTGGTTCAAAGTCATTGCCAATTCACGTGGTTTTAACTTATTCAAAGATTTTGAAAAAGTAGTAGCAAATTTAGTCGGGTCCGTTTGATATAATTTATTTGCACTTTCAACGGTCATTCCCATTTGTCGAGCAAATCCAGTCATATTTTTACCAGCAACTAAAATCAAATTAGAAAAACCACCAGCAGCTATTTCCGCACTTAATCCAGCATCTTCTAAAAACCCACCCAACGCAGCGGATTGCTGAATCGTTGGCTTCATAGCATCTGGCAAAGCACCAATACGCAACATAAAGTCATTTATGTTTTTAGCACTACCAGCGCTATTAGAAACCTCATTAATTGCACTACCGGCCTTTGTCATAGAAGTAGCAATATCAATACCTCTCGTTTCTTTAAAAAGGTTTTTTAATTTCGCTACTTGCTCAACTGCAAACTCTGTACTTCCAAAATCTGAACCCAAAGCAATAGCAAATTCATTACCCGCCTTTGTAAATGCTTCTAATTCTTCTTTTGCAACCCCAATAGTACCCGCAACAACTCCAATATCTTGTAATTGCGATATACTGGTTCTGGTGTTTTTTGACATTTCTAAAATAGCTTTTCCGTATTTTTCGCTTTCATCAGTATTTAAACTAGTTGTTTTAGCTACGTCCGCCATTTTATCCTCAAACTTAATAGCATCGTTTACAGCTACGCCCATTGGAGCAAGAATAGCAGTACCCGCAATAGCCATTTTATTTGCGACATTATTAGCCTTAGTATTAAATCTTTCAATTGCAGCCGATGAAGTATTACTAAATCGACTAACACCTCTTGTCATTTGCTCAACAACTCTACTAAATCTATCAACTGCGGTAAATTCTGTAGGTATTCTAATTGTATTTGCCATTTATTAAAGTTTTATTAAAAAACCCTCATTTTAAGTCAAATCAACAAAAAATGAGGGTTGAATCATACAATTAATTATTAATCTATATCCATGCTCTTTGATATTGCTACAGCATCGTTATACCAATAACCTATGCTATTTATATCTAAATCATCACAATACAATTCATTTAATGTTTGCGGTGTCCACTTGAAATACCTTACAATTGTTTTTACACAATTATCAAAGTTTTCGCCAAGTATCCACCTTATATAAAAACCGATGATAATTCTTGTATCAACTGATAATCTTTTTTACAAAAATGGTCTAGTTCAACGTAAGAAGCTAAACCAATAATATGAGCTGTAACAACTAAACCATAACGCACAGCATCATTTTTTAAATCAATATTTTTTGCTAGTCTTGCTGTGTCACTTGGCTTTACTCTAGTTTTAAAAGTTACCGATTCCATTTGAAATTCAGATCCACAATTAACAACTTCTAAAAGCTTATAACTAGCTTCTAAAGTATTATTATCAATAGTTAAATTACCACTCATTAAAGCTTGTAATGATTTCGGATATTCCTTTTCAACATCAATTTCACCATCAACGAAATTTGATAAATAAGTTTTTAATTCTTTAATTGCAATTTCTTTGTTAATTTTTGTTTCTTGTTTTTTCATGCTTTTTTGTTTTTGTTAGAAAAACCGCCCAAAATAAATTGAACGGTTTTAATTATTATAATCTTTCTAGTTTACCGCCTCCAGATACTTTAAGTGTCATTTGAGCCGTGTTTGTACTAGGTTGTAAATCCCCGACTGGTAAACCTTTACCTTTCCAAATTGTGCCAGTTATATGTGTAACAGTCCAAGTAGCCTCTTCCTCACTTTCGCATAATTTATTTAATGAGTTTTGTGTTTGGCCGATCTTAAAATCTACCGCAACTGGACCTTCAATCATCCAACGAACTCTATTTTTTTGATAGATAGCCTCGCCACCGCCAGTAATTTGATTAGCATCGTCATTAACACGAATACCGCCCTCATCAATTGTAAAATCTTCGTTGGATTTAGCTGCAAATCTAAACTCTCCTAAACTCGGATGTTGACAAACTACCTCTAGTATATCTCCCCCTGTATATCTTGCCATATCTTATAATTATTTAAAAATTAAAATCCAGCTTCCGCATCGGTTGATTGAATACGTGCAATACCAGTACGTTTATATTTAAAATTAGTTTCAAATCTATCAGGATTAGTCTCTGAAATTTGAACCAACAAATTAGCTTTACTAAAATCAGGCTCATTTATCAAAGCTCTTTCCGCTAAATCATCGAAATAACCAAATAAAACCGCTTTCCATTCTGCAGGTTTAATAACTCCTGAAACATTTGTAACTTGATTATCTCTAATCAAAGTTTTATCTTTCAATCTAATTGTTTCTAATAATCTGTAGCCATATGCCACATTCCAATCTAAATTCAAATTACGTGCGTATGCGTATTGTAAAGGAATTTCGCCATCTGGATGATAAGTTGTAACTAAATCTTGAATTTTGTAAGCTCCATTTTCTAATAAAACAGTTGAACAACCTTTTTTTACCAAGAAATCACGATTATTATAGTCGCTCATATCGCCGATCAAACCATTAGCAGGAATTGGCATATCTGGATAAGCCTTGTTATTTACGTCCAAATGTGGAGTATCTTGCATAGTTCTAGCAAATAACGCAACAACATTTGCGGCAGCTTCATAAGTAAAACCTTTAGAGTTTGGAGCTGGACAAATAACATTAGTAACTTGATTAACTCTATCAGAATCACCTGTAATTAACGCTAAATCACCTTTAGAATTACCTACGTTACCAAAAAACGCCATAAAAGGTTTAAAAATTAAACCGCTATATCTACCAGTTGGAGCATCAGGATCAGGTATGCCGTTAAATTGCTCAAATTCGGCTAATTTAGACACTCCGTAAGTATTAATGATACTTGTGTACCACTCATTACCAATTAAAGCGAAAGAATCAGCCAAATCAACTGTACCAGCACCATTTGTACTTGCCGTTTGAGAGTAAGAAACACCCGCAGAATTGTTACCAAAATCAATAACGATATTTAATTCAGCACTTGTAGCACCTTTCCACTTTGTAATAGCAGTTACAACCCCTAAAGTATTTGTAGCCGTACATGGTGCGCCTAAAACGCCATTAATAGCATCTTTAATTTTTCCCGCAATTATTGTCGGTGTATCTCCTGTAATAACAGAATAAGCGTAAGATTGAAAATCTACGTTATCACGACCGTTAACAATTACATAATGTGTAGCGTTGCTTGTTGCCGTTCCCGTAACTGTCCAAGTTCTAGATGTTGCAGTTGCCCCGCCATCTGTAATTTGAGGAAAAACAATAGTAGGAATTCCACCCACACCATCACCGTTAACAGGTCTTAAAATTCTCATTATTGAGTGAATTGGTGAGCCATATCCAAATAATTGAGCTGCTTCATTAGCACTTGTTACCTCAACTGGTGTTACTGTTAATCCTGATTGATTAGCTGTATTTGCTTCGCCAAAAATAGCAATCTTTTGAGGTAAATTTGGAGTATCATTATTGAAAAACCCTTTTTTGAGTTTTACACCACTTCCTCTTGATCTACGGTCTAAACCGGCTGCTGTCGAAATTGTACCCATATTTTTTAAGTATTAAAAATTAATTTATAACCTTTTTCTGAATTAGAAATTTTAAAATTAGTTTCGTTTATTGTGAAATCTGTCGCTTGGTCTGGATCTTGATTTTCGTCTGCTCTAACATTAAAAACTATGCGACACATTCTTGACATTGAAGCATCTTGATTGCCAAAATTATCATCAAAATTAATAGACTGTAAGTAAGAGCCTGATATATGACAAGCATCATTATTTATATTTAAGCACTTGTATTTAGTAGAACTTAAAATATACCTAATCCATCCTGCAACTCTTTGTAATTTAATTCTTGATTTTTCATCTGCCGTATTATAAATCTTGTCATCTGAAAACGTATAAACATCAATATTAAAGTTGTGAGAACCTTGAACACTAAATTCGTTATGCTCATCGTAATTAACCGAATTTAAAGAAATATTAACTACTACATCTTCACTTTTATCTATTGGAATTGTACGCTCTAAAAATGTTTGAATATCATATTTGCTACACGACATTTTATTTTGATTGTCCAACTCTAAAAGCAGAATAGCTCCGAGCTGTTTTGTAATCAACTCGAAGCTTTGTTCTGGTATTTGTTCAGTAATTAATATCATTCTTTGTAATCGTTTAAAATCATAACTATCAATCCTAAAGTTTCATTTGGGTAAACTTCCCTAACTACATAATCTTTTGATATTCCTGTGCTATCTGGAAAAGAAACAATATGACGAGTTAAACTTATTTCTCCCTTTGAATTTCTAGTTTGATACCCATTAGCAACAAGAACAGATTCGTCGATCGTTACATGAACATTTTTAGCATTTACCGATAATCCATCGGTATCATGACTTAACCAATGCTTAGAAGCGAAACCAGTTAGCGAAAGTTGCATGTCTCTAGTAGGTGTCATTAAAATAATTCCTTCTTGAAACCCTGCTTGTGTAACAAAAAACTTCGCATCCTCTCTCGCTAACTGTAATAAATCGCCACTCATAAACTAAACTGTTTTTATTTCTTAACTTTGTTTTCAGCTTTTACTTCCCTTACAAAACCAGCCTTAACAAGCTCGTCTGCATTACCATTCAATTGACTTTCATCAACAACATCAGGATACTTTGCTATTTCCTGATTTTTAAGTTGATACGCTAATACTAAAATTTGATACTTTTTCATTACGCTAAAACTTTCATTGTGTAAATTTTATCAATTGTGAAAGGTATCACCAAAGGCGCAGAAGTTAATTCTAAACCTGATTGCATTGTTCTTTCATTTGCAAATGGCCTCAATAAATATTCAGCTTCAACAACAGTTGGAACTGTAGCCATTTGACCACCTATACTTAAATCACTTAATGATGGTAAACCTCCAAATACTGTTTTACCTTGAAAATCTCCAGGCAACAATATAGCCTTATTAGCATCTAAATAAAATTGAGTATTTCCAGACGCATCTGTATATTTTTCGTTGTAAGTCCACAAGTTAACAACAAAATCACCTGCGCCAATTTGACCATGATAAGCCATTCCGCTAACCTCGCTAAATTGTGGCATTGACAAAGTAACTCGATCAATTCTTCTTACGTCCGCTTCTTTTAAATATTGAGCCGTTGCAGTTAAAGCATTTAATCCCTCTGAACGCATAATTAAATTTACAGCACTAGATGCAGAATTGCCTTCATCACGTAAGAAACGTAAACCTTCTTGAATATCTTTTAAAGGAGTTGCGTTTGCAGCATCTGACCAATAAACACCAGCAACATCTATATCAACAATAGAACCTGCTTTTCTACGATAATTGATATTATCACCATTTACCATGGTAACAATACCAGTTTGTAATACTTGAGCTTGTTGTTTACGAATAGCACGTTCAATTTTCAAACGTTCCTTATTCATATTTTTTAATGCGTTTTGACCTAATTGCCTGTTAATGTTAGGATTATTCATAACACCTTGCGCAATAGTGTTCATATAAACAGCATCAAGATTGAAGTAGTATTCCTGTTTAAAATACGGAGGTATGTATTTATGCTCTGTTAATCTAGTGATTTTACCAGGATTACCTTCTGTAAATCGCTGTACATCAACGGCAATTAAATCATTGTCACGCTGTACTTCTACGTCAATTTCTAAACTCGGAGTAGTCTCTCTTGGGAAAAATTCCGAAAAACCAGCTCTAACAGGTATCATTTCATCAAATGTACCTACTACCTTTTTTGTTAGCTTTTCGCTATGTTGTAATAAACTAATTGCCATGATTAATTATCAAAATTAGAATTTTCAGTTACGTTTTTAAGAACGAAACCTAAATCAGTTAAAAAATCTCTTAAACATTTTCCAGTTGTACCTACAACCGTATCTAAAGTAACTGTATCTGGTAATTGAAGTAAATTAACATCAATATCACCTGATATACAGTAATTAGCTAGTGTAGCTCCATTGTTTACTAATGTAGCCTCGTTGTTTAATTTTAAAACACCTATAACATTAGCTAAAGTTTCCCCAGCAATAGCAGGAATGACATTTGCAGGCGTTGTAGTATCTCTCAATACTAAAAAACCGCTTTTAAATGTAGCCTTAGCACCAGTATTATTTTTAAAAGTTGCAGTTTGGTAACGATTACCAAACAAAAAAAGACTTTCTACAGAATAATCTACAGTTGATTGATTATTTGTAGCACTTCTTTGAGTTGCGTTAATTCCGAATGTATTCATTTCTTATAATTATTATTTTAATTTTAAATCAAATTTGAATGCTTCTTCTAGCTCCTTGTTTTCAACACTATCAGGATCGGTAGCTCCTGTTGGAGTTTCACCTGTAACAACTGCATTAGCAGAATCATTTTGCAAATTCGCTAATTGCTGTGCAGAATTCAGTTTTACCATTAATTTAGTCATTTCTGATGGAGATATCGCTTTTCCTGATTCGATACCATTAGTAACAGCCTCTAAATCTGCTTTCGCAAATACCATCCACGATTTTACTCGCTCTAACTCATTCGTTACACCCTCATTTGCAATTGAATTGTAAACATCTGGATGATTTTGTTTTAATTCCTCTCTTGTCATTTTTTGTGATTTAATTAAACTTGAATTATTATTTGTAATTGTATAATTTTTTGAATCGTTTAAAACCATTTGAACTACCTCATCAAAACTTGCAATTCCATCTATAAAAGTTCCTACGGAATCTTTAGCGAATTTAGTATGTCCATCATCAAAATCAGTACCTTTTAATTGTGGTCTATTACTCTGTACTAAATTGATAAAACTTTCATTTATAGGGTCTAAAAGTTCATTTATGATTAATTCGTAATTATCGTTATTTAAAGCTTCTTCAAATGCCTTATTTTTTTGAGTTGATTTGGTAGCATAAATAACAATGTTTTTGACACCATCTTTTGAAACTGAATTTGAAGCACGCCCCTCAAATGAAATCATAGTTCCAACACTACCAATAATGCTCATTTTATCCTCAGCAAATATTTTGTTTCCCGCACTTCCGATTCCATAAGCGGCACTAGCCATTATACCGCCCTTTTCAACTAAAGTATAAACAGGCTTTGTTTTTTTCACCTCATTTATAGTATCTGACAATAAACTAACTGCATTTGAAGAACCTCCCCCAGAATCTACTAATTGCACAAACCCTTTAATTCTGTTGTCTTGTGCCATTCTTAGCATTTGACTAGATAAATCTTTAGTTCCATAACTTGAAGCTCCACCTCCCTTGGTAATAGGTCCATTTAATTTTATAACTCCAATTGCATCAAAATTATCATCATTTCTTAATTCCCCATAATCTGTAATCAATCTAGTTTCTTTAGACTTAATATCATACAAATACATTGAATTATATTTTTGATCTGGAATTTCTAAATCAACACCGTTTTGAATATTACGCAATATTGAAGTTAAATAAGGTAAAGATTGCGAATCTATACACCATGCATTTAATCCATATATCTCTCTAGCCAGACTAAAATTCATAATTATTTTTTATTTGAGTTAGAAACAAAAAAAACGTTATCCGTACATATACGAATAACGTTTCTGTTAATATTTTTTTCCGATGTTTCCCAACATTAGACCGATTATTTATTACAAATATAAACTTTTTTTTAATATACCTATAAAAAAGAAAAAACCGACCCTTTTTCAATAATCGGTTTAATCAATCAATAACCTAATATCAAAATTAATTAACTATGAAAAAAACTTTATTATTACTCAAATATACAAAAAATATTTTATCTAAGTTTTTCTAAAGTAAATAATTAAACCAATAACCAATATTACTAACATAAACAAAAAACCAAACGCGCCAATTAAAGCAATACCAATAAACAACATTGTATTATCTCTTTCGGTTTTTTTATCTTTTTCGGTTTCTTCTGTTTTAGCCTTTTCTATCTTTTCCCCCTCTTCGTAATGGCGAATTACTTTTGTATTGTAGTATTCTTTCCCTTGTACAATAATAGGTTTTTGAATATCTACAGGCTCTAAAGATAACTTATCAAATTTATAATTTGAATTAGTTTCAGTTTCTTTTTCAGTACTATTAATTGAAGTTTCTACTTTTCGAGAACCACAAGAAACAATAAAAAAAGTAAATAATAATATTGATAATTTTTTCATACTAAACTTTTTTTGAAGTTGACCTCTGATATGTCGGTGTAATATTATAATTCGGGTAATATTCCGAAATTAAAGTATATATCTTTTGCATAAATGAATTATACAATTCTGCACCAATTACGCTACTTCCTAACGCTGTTAATTTTACTTTTGCATTTTCGAAATCCCCAGCTAAAAGCTCATTTCTTACTGGTTCGAATGCCGTTTTTCTTGCTAAATAAGTTTCTTGTGAAATTGTTCCCATTAAATAAGGTATTCGAATATTTCCGATAAACTCAGAATGATTACTTATAGAAGATCATTCATTTATTACAACCGTAATTTCTTCAATATCACTAGAGTCTTGAACTGTAATATGTTCAACTGTTTCTTCAATGATAATATTTATTTCTTCATTTGGCATAATAATTACGTATTTTGAGTTACATCTTGTAGAACCTTAAAAAATCCACCAAAATAAGTCTTTCTTTTACCGCTTGGAAAAGTAAATTGAAAGTCATAGAAATAAACACCCGAATCCCAATTAACAATAAAATCTTCTACCTTAAATTTTCCGTTTAATGGCTCAAATATATCTATACCTGATACTTCTGTAATTTCTTTTACTAAATCCCCGTTTTTAGTTTTAAAACGAAACTGGCATTTAATTAAAACGCCAGTTAAGTTTATTGGATTTGTACTATTTAATAAAGTGATTGTTTTTTCTCCAAAACTATCTCCTTTAATTACGTCTTTGAAATTTTGCGTACACATAATTACTCCCCCTTTTCAAAATGCATCCAATCGTAATTCTTTTCCTTACCTAAACTTATAAAACCATGTTTGTAAAAAATATCAATCATAGACTTGTATTCAGCTCTTGCGAATCTTGCTGTTTTTGAAGTTTCTTCTAATTGATTTCTTTCAGGATCTAAGTCGATGGCTATTGCCCAAGAGTGACGACTCCAATCTGAACCGCCTCGCATTTTTCTAAAATTGAAACAACCACCAAATAAATCAATTCCTAATTCAACTAATTTTTCATAGCCGTAATGGTTTAATAAATCATTGAAAACAGCTAAAAAATCATCAGCAACTAACTTATGGCATCGCATTTTAGTAACCTTTGTATCTGTATCCCACGCGATACGCATAGGATAAGGCAATGTAATAGTTGTCAAGTAACTACCTTGCTGGTTAGGCTTACCGTATTTTTTTATTATTTCATTTGTTTTTAACATACAATTATTTTTTTGTAATTAAATCAATAATCATTTTTCTACACGCTTCTATTAATGATCCTAAAAAATAATCGATATTGAATTTATAAATTAAATATTCGGCTATTTTCTCGGATGATATCGCTATAACCGATATAAACAAAGGCACGTAATCTCTACCTGAATTATTTATAATTATAGGATATGCAATGTAAGAAGCTCCAATTCCAGTGATAAATGAAAGTATTATCCTGAATGCAGTTATTTTTTGTTTCTGTGCTTGCACGGCTAATTTTATTGATATACCTATTGTAGCGGGTAAAATAACTTTTATTACAATATTTATAAATTCATCCTTTAGATTCATAACGTTTTTTTAAACACCATATTAAAGGTATCAAAATTAAGATTACTATTTCATTTAATTGTATAACCTTTGGGTTAAAAAATAGTTCATCAAGTAAATTGTTAAAGGTAAATGAAATCAATAAAAACCCGCCAAAACTATTTTTATTTCGGCTAAATATTTCAAAAGCCATTAAAAACAAAATGATTGCTATTAGTAAGTAATAACTTCCCTTGGGTAAACATGGCCAAAACAAACCAGTAAAAATCATTAAACCAGATATTATTAATTTCAATTTTCCCATGTTATCTGTCGTTTGGTCTATTACCTACGATACTGGGAGAAATACCGAATTTTTTTTCTGTAAAATACGCCACAACAAACACGCCTAAACCACGGATAATATTTACCCAAAAATCATTATTATCCAATAATGTTTCTAAAATTTTGTATTGACTATCCAAAATAAAGGATACTAAAAAGCCAATAACTGCCCAATTTTTTTTAAAAAACTAATCATAATATATAAATTTAAAATTAAACTCCTTTATGTAGTAAACCTGCTGCTATGTATCTATTTGTTATTGTAATTCCTGTATTTGGATTCACGTATAGCAAACCGCCATTAGCTAAAAAATCACTTTTAACTGGTAAAACAAAAGATACTGATACATAATCTGTAGTCCCTGTAGGTTTTACCATATTATGCGTATAAGCTCTATAAACAACTCTATTTGCTTTTAGTCTTAGATTTGCATTCCACGCACGCACTGCATTTGTTGTTTTAGCTTTGAATTAGCTCATTTGTACTATTGTTTGAATTAGTATTATTATTATCTATTGGCATTGGTTCTGGAAATTCCTCATCTTCTACCTTTTTCTTTTCGTAATTATTCCACCAATCCCCAGCGTTCAACATCTCAGTTGCTTGCTCTCTTGAAATTAAATCTAAAGCTAACATTTCGGCTATTGCCTTAACTTCTTTTAGCGGGTCAATATGTGGCATTGATTTACCTATAAATCTACAATTACTGTAAGCTTCCGTAACCATAAAATCATTGGTAGAAAGTGCAACTAAATAACCATTAGCGGGTACTTTCCCCTTTAAAACTTCAATCTCAAAGTATAATTGATAAATCGGCTTATAAAATTCCTCTACAAATTTTTCACGCGCTAAAGTACACACATAATCAAAAGTATTAATAGCAGCCCTTGAAGCAGAATAATTACTATTGTACATCTGTTTTGCAACCTCTGGAGGCGCACCAACACTAGCACATAAACTATTAATAATTGCGTTGTAAAACTGGTCAAAATTAGGGTCTGTCGTTGCTGTAAATCCTTTTAACTTTGCCCCAATAGGCATATTGTAAACTTGATTTGAGGTAGTTTGACTTATTTTATTTGCCAAACCATCAGCTAATTTATAACCTGCATCTGGATCAGTCGTAATACCCTTTCTTTTGTTAGCTATTTCTTGTAATACATCCTCACCTGTAGAGTATTGATCGTGTTCAATAGTATATGGAATGTTTGCGCCTTGTTCCGCTTTACCTACTGTAGCCTCAGCATACCTATCTATTTTGTTTATTTTTTCTAAAATCTGCGATATTTGAGGTATTGCTCTAACGTGGTCAACCCTTTTTTTATCACCATAAATAAACCATGCTAATTTACGTTTAGATGATTTACCGTAAACTTCAATTCTTTCGTAATCTAAAGTATTTTTTTTGACGTAATAGGATATATGTTCACCTTTTGAATTTATTTCTACACCATGAAATAAGAAGTTTTTTCTATCCTGAATTTCTTGAATGTAATTAGTCATCACAGGATCACACACATGAATTCCGTCTATTATTTGGACATTTAAGTTATTGTTTTCTAACCTACAAACCACTAAGGCATCACCACCAAGAAACGCAGTCTTATAACCTTCTAAAGCTTTTTGGTGTAAGTTTTGCATTTTAGAGTAATCTGCATATTTTGACCTCGCCCAAGTATTAAATCTAGCTTCAACGCTTTTTTTTATTTTTACAAAGTCATCGGTAATGTTTTCTAATTCCAATAAATCTTCATTTGGTTCAGCTTGTAATTTCAAACCTGAGCCTATTACCAAATTAAAAAATCGTTCACTAATAATTTTTACAATGTCGGTCCTCATTTCAGCATCATAAGACCTCAACCGCAACCCTTTGTAATCTGGTATTGTATTTTGAATAAATCCTAATTCGCCTAAAGTTTTTTCTCCATCAAAAGTGCGGTTAATTATTGGGTACGCTTGCCCGTATATTCTATTTGTTTCTATTGCACCAATTAAACTATTATTTGAAATTTCATTTATTTCGTTTTTTGGCTTTCCAATTTGTATATCAAAAAAAGGGATTTTAAAGTTCATAATTATTTTTTATTAAGTTAAAAATTACCGCCCCTTAAAACTGTACGCCTGCCGTTGTACCTATTCACACATCTTTGATGTGCTTGTTCTAAAGCTAATAATCCCGCTTGCATATCTTTCATTGAACGATATGTTGATTTTACCCTCATTTGCCCATCATCCATTTGCATTTCAACAATTCCAGACCTACCAACAGAATCAATTATCTTTAATTCAAAGGCTTCAATCAAATTTTTATAACGTTTAATTCTAATTCCTAAATCAGTTGCGCTCTCTAAGTATTGAGAAACTGTACAAAATGCATCATTCATAATGTTTTATTTTACATATCATTACAAACTTACAAAAAAAATACGCTTTTTGTTATAAATAAAAAAACCCAGTCATTTCTAACTGAGTCTTTTATCCGCAAATGTACTAACCTATTTAATATATGAAGTAGTACAAATATATGTTTTTTTGTCATAATAATTGTGTCCATTTTCTTATAATCTCATCTTCACGCTTTAATTTATTTTTGAAAAGAATTTGATCTTTAGTATAATTAAATTCATTATCTCTTGACCAAGTTATATTACCCTCCCAATCACAAAGTAAAATTCTTTTAACCATATATTTACAAGCTCCTGTATCATCAGTATCTCCAAACCTACTCCATTGATATAAAAATATTCTTTTTAAATCTGGATGTATTGATTCCAATAAAAAATCTTTATACTCTTTCCATGATTTGAAATTTTTAGGTAATTCCTTAATAGAATACATTAAATTTTCTTTACCATATATTGCAGCAGTATGAACACCTTTCAATCTTCGCTCTAGTTTGTCGTAAGTTTCTGGTTCTAACTCTTGTAAATCAGTAAGACATCTAAAAGCTTTTTCATGCACTAAATTTGAAACTCTAAAACTTCTTAAATTACCCCCAAGCATATACATTTTATCATATACCTTGTTATATTTTAAATTGTTTTCAATTAAGAATTTCCAAATATCTGTATAACTCCAATCAATAATAGGATAGCATTTATGTGGTTCCGTTTTTCTTCTTAACCAAAACATTTCAGAATCTTCACCAAACATAACAAACCTACGATCTGGACTTTCTTCAGCTCGCAAACCTATTATAGAAACAAAACTACCTTTAAAGTTTTTACGATTTTGTTGTGCAACCCAAAGATTAAACTTATAAAATCGTTTTGGATATTTTTTTTCTAATGATTGAATAGATAATTTATTTTTTTCTCTAACCCATCCTTCACCATCCCCCCAAGCCCACAAAAATAATTGCTGATGACTAGCTGCATTTGTCATGAATATAGGTACTTGATACCATTGAGGGATAATATTAGGTTGCGACATTGCCCATTCAACTAAATCAATTGTGCCTTGATATTCTGCTTCTTGGTCTTGAAAATACAAAATAAATTTTCTATCTCTTTTTATAGCTTCTTGATTTACCAAATGAAACAAAACAGTACTATCTTTACCACCAGAAAATGCAAGTTGAATATTATCATAATTATCAAACAAATAAGATATTCTTTTTCTAGTGGCATCTAATACGTTTTCAATACCTCTTATTGCTGTTCTTCCCATGGTTTTAAATCTTCTCCTGCTTCTACTATTTGTCTTTCAATTGAATAAGGAACGCCTTTAATTTCCGATGCAATACCTTTCAATCCGATCAATCTTTGAACTTCTTCTAAAGTCATACCTAATTCTTTCATGATTTTTAATTCATCCCAACCTAATTTTAACATCGAAACTAAAGAAGCTTGCAATTCTACTTCGTGTTTTCCTCTAGCTCGATTATGGCGTATGGTAGAAGCCATTCTATCCTCTATTGGCTTATCAATAACTGATACTGGCAACATTCCGTTTTCACGTTCAAAAATATCCTTACGAGTCAATAAAATAGTGTATCGGTGAAATCCATCTACAATAATATATTTATCACGTTCAGAATCATAAAACGCCACAACTGGCATAGTGTAACCATCTGCTTTAATAGATTGATAAAGCAAATCCATTTCACGTTTTGCTACGTGGTTTGGATTATAGTTATTTGCTTCCATTTTATCAATTGGAACTGCTATAACATTATAAACTGGACTTTTAAAATTTGCTATCATACTTAGTATTAAATTTATTAGACATTATTTGTTTTTTTTCATTATTTGTTTTTATCATTTCTTCTAAACCAACGCTACCTATTAAAGTTAAATAACGGCAATCGTTTTGTTGACCTGTCCTGTAATTCCTGTGTGAACCTTGTATAACATCTCCCCAATCAAACGTACCATCAAAATAAATCATATACGGATAATCCTGTAAATTATGACCGTGTGAATCTGATTTATAATTTAAAACTATTGCATCTGGATAACGCAATTCGCACTCCTCTCTACTCGCGATATACTTACAATAAATTATAGTTTTATTCTCTGGATAAGTTTGAAACCAATCATTGACTATTTCGAATTTTTGCGGTGTAATGCAATACTGGTGTTGCATTTTCATACTCATTTCAAGAAAAATATTATTGTTCTTGTATTGCATCATTTCGTTATCCAAATACTTTTCTTTTAACTCTTTGTATGTTTTTTTTGATTCTTCATCCAAAGAATAATATTTAGTTTCAAATATTTGTTTTACTTCTAAATTCAAATCACATTCATAGACATAATTTCCGATCAAAGAATATAAATAATCAATGTTTTCATATCCTGTAATAAACTCCTTTGTATATTGTTTTGTAGGAGTTATTCGTTTGGTTATCGTAGTATATTTACAAAAAATATTTTTAAATTCAGATAAACTCATGTTTAAAATTCTAGGATCAAGAAAGTACATTTGAGCATACAAATCAAGTAAATCCCTAGTTAATGGCTGACCATTTAAAATCAACTTATACTTAACCATTTTTGACAACTCAATACATCTTTGAGTTCTTTTAGATTCTAAGTTTTTTATTTTAATACTCTCATCTATAATCAAAAACACATTTGAAGTCTTTTGAATTTCTTTATAAATATTCAAATAAACTCTGTCCGACATTCCTATACTTTCGACACCTACATAAATAACATTTTTACAGTTAAATCCACCCCATTTTAAAACCTCATCTTTAATTGGTTTTATAGTTTCTGACTTTGGTTTTACCAAAGATAACGGAGCAATATAAACTACCAAATCCAAATCATTTACAGTATTAACAAGTTCAACACATACACGTGTTTTTCCTGAACCCATTTTCATAAATAAAGCAAATGATTTCCACTTACTACCTTTTTCATAAGCTCCCTTTTGATTTGGCTTTAATTTCATTTTTTCAAATCTTCTATTATATTATTTTTAACTGGATTTATTTTTTTAGGATCGTGTTTTTCAATTTTATAACTAGGTAGCATTTTTCTAGTCACACTATCAAACCAAGCTTCTTTTTTACCTGAATATTGCAAGTCTTTTTGTTTTAAAATCCACTCGCTAATCCAATACGCTTCACTTTTTGAAACGGAATAATCTTGCCCGAATACCTTACTTTTTGGGAGAATAGCCTCTGAGCCATCAAACGCTGTAGCTAAATAAGCTTTCTCGCTTATAGAGGTAAGGCTTTCCAGTCTTACCGAATAACAAAGCACTTTCATATTGAATTTTTTGGAGAATTATATCCAGTAGTTTTTCGATATAATTCTCTCCAATTTTTAGCATCATTTCTGCCATCAAAAACAGCCTCTTGATATTCATCTTCTAATTCTTCTTTTTCTTCCTCTGTTAAAGGGATATTTTTTAGTAAAATAGAAATCAAAGGAGAACCATTTTTATCCTTGAATACTAATTCCTCATGGTTGAATAATTTATTTTCAGAATTTATAATTTGAGTATCTTTTTCTACTGTAACACATCTATCAACTAAATTTTGATAAAATTCTTCATGCGTACAATTTATTTTGCTTATATGAATTAAGGTTGAAGTTTTTTTTTCTCCAAAAAAAGTAAAAGTTACAGTATTTTCTATTTTATCAATTGAAAATTTTAGCTTTTTCATAATTAAACAACTTAATGGTTATTACATTTTTGTTTGGTAAAATTACACAAATATTTCATTCTACAAAACTTTTGTAAAACTTTTTTTAAAAAAAATTTATTCATCAAAAATAGTCGCCCACATTTCAAAAGTTAATTTAGCATATTTACTGTGTGACTTTCTAAGTATCTTTATAAAAATTTCACGTGCTGCTAAGTTATAAACATTTACATCCCAAAAGTGATTCTCTAAACTATCGTTTTTCTTTTTCCACATAAAACCTACAACCCTTTCACCTTTAATTTCTTCAACTCGATGCTCGGCTTCCAAATGTTTGAAATAATTCTTCATTGTGTACTTTCCTTGCTCTGGTTGTGGGAAATTCATATAACCTCTTGGTTGATACCCGAAATCGTCCATCTTTAAACGTATGTTGTCAGCTAAAATATCTTTTAACTTATTTACCTGTAAAATAAACAACTTACCTTTATTTTCAAGTGAATTTTTAATAATAGGAGTATCCACAGATAAATTTACATATTCTTCATGTTTATAACCTTTAATTCCAACAATAAACGGATCATTCTCTTGCTGTATAAAATCATAGGCTAATTTAGTAAAGTAACTCGTATCAATTACAGTTATATCAATATTATAACCTTTACCGCTTTGGCTTTTTAAAGTTCTTGAAATTATATTTTTTAACTCTGGCCATACACTAACTAAGCGAGGTCCAAAATCTCCATGATCGTAAGTGTACTTTATTCTTTCGGTATCGTTATCTAATTCCTGTTTTGATTTTGTTCGACTTCTTTTAAACGTACCTATGGAACCATGATTTATATTGTAAGTCACTCCTGTAGAGCTGTGCGCTTGAATTTCCCAATCTAATCTAACATCTTTTACTTGTTCGTTCATAATACCTCCTAAATCACAAGCTAAAGTAATTAATACTATTTTACCGTTTCCGTCATTCTCGCACGTTTGGTCTGGCACAATTCCAATTTCATAACTTCTTGTATTATTCATTAAGTCAGATACTCTAATAGCCTTGCCTTCTTCTTCCCATGTTTGAGCTAATTTAGTGTTTACAAATGCTTTTAAAAGACCTTTATCTACAACTCCATTCTTTGGATTAGCCGCTAAAAATTCCATAGCTAAATCATCCCAAGAATCAAAACAATAAGTAGCAGGATTTTGATAACTTCTAAATTTTTTACGTTTGGGTTTTGTCGTTGGAATCCATTTTCCGGTTTTATTTAATTTAGCTTTTTCTTTTTCAAAAATTTTACCTTTGCAATGTTGGCATTGGTAATAAGTCGAACCCTCAACTAACAATCCTTCATCATCAACTTCAAATTTTATTCCCCCGATAATCTCACCATCTTTTTTTACAGCCCATTGCACATCTATCCACTCATTGCAATGTGGACAATTCCAATGCCAATGACGTTGATCTCCCATTAAATAAACTTGCTCTACATTTGATGCACCTTTAACAGTTGGAGTTGACAAATAAAGTAGTTTTTTTGACTTTGGATAAGATGTGGTCCTATTCTCTAATAACATTCTTATATTACCCTCTTCTTTATCTGAATAAGGCGCAACATCAAACTCATCGGCAAGAATAATTTTAGCACTTTCCATACGTAAATTGTTTACTTTGTATGATCCCATCGCTAAATTACCACCTGCAAACTGTTTTTCAAAGTCTGTATTACCTGTCCTGTTATTTCTTTTCCTAGTATCTTGAGCCTTAATTAATTTCATAATACCCGAACTATTCAAAACAGGGTCAAGCTTTCGCCTAACTGTCTTTTGCATTAGATCATCAGTACCCGAAAGAAACATTATATTGCATGGATTTTCTTTGATTAAGTAAAGGATATACGGAATTATAACACCCATTGTAAAACCTGATTGGTTGTTTTTCATAACCGCAACCATTTCAACGTCAGATGACGGGCTTAAACATTCTACTATCTCTTTAATGTATGGAGTTAATTCATAACTGTAATACCCTGGATATTGAGTAACCTCTCGAGTAAGAAATACGTTTTCTGGTATCCAATCTGTAGGTTCTAATTTTACAGGATTGTATTTGTAAACATTTTCTTGAATACTTAGAATGTTTTTTAAAAATATATCTTGAAGCATGATAAAATAAATTTAAAATTTATGTTCCGATTTACTTTTAGTACATTTTATTTTACCACGTCTTAATAATCCGTTTTCATCTAACTTACAATCACATTTAACTTTTTTTATTTGAGCAAAATCATTTCTGTTTTCTGGAAATTCTGGGCGTTCTAATTCTTCTTTAATACCTGAAAGTTCTTTGTTTACTAATTTTCGTATTCTAGGTATTTTAGAAATAGGAACTCTAAATGAAATAATTTTAGTTTCTTCTTTGTATTTTAAATTTGCCATAATATTTTATTTTATTTGTCCTGCTAAATAATAATTAGGATTTAATGTTTTGTATTTCACTCTCCAAACTCCAAAAACAGACTTATCATATTTACCACCACATGGATAAGTATATTTTGTATAATTAGTATAAGTTTCATCTTTCCATTTATTGCATTCAATAATAGTTGGTGGAAAATAATTATCGCAAAAAATTGTTTCTACTTTCATAATTTATTTTAATCAATAATTTGTAATACAAATATAAACAAAAAACACATTCGTAATACAAATGTGTTTTAATAGTAAATTACTTTTTTTGTCCTTGATTTCTACTCTCAATAATTAACTTAATTTCCTCTTGTATCTCGTGATTTGCATCTACCTTAGACTTTTCGATTATCCTAGATAATTCGTTTCTTAATTTGTTAGTCAATCTTGATACGTCGCTTCTATCTCCGCCCATTTCCTCAACGTAAATAATAGATAAGTTCTCTAATGATGCATCAAAGTTTTTAAAAATAGCCTGAATATTTACTAAAAACGCCTTTTCAACAAAGTCAGTAGGTAGCATATTACCCGCTAATTTCTCTAATTGAATTTTTTTTAATTCCGCTGAACGCTCTTGTAGATCCGCATCCGCTAATTTTTTACGTAATTCTAAATCTTGATACTGCCTTTGCGATGCTGTTAAAGGAATTTCCAATTGTTCATATTCTTCCTTTGATTTAGATTTTGTTTTTGCAACTTTAACAGAAGTACTACCAATTAAATTCGCATTTACTTTGAGTTGAATCTCCGAAATTAAGAGTTTATTTACTGCGTTATTGGTATCAATTAACCCATCTGCATCCTTCTGCAACTTCTTTCGATGCACCCAACTCTTAACAGTACTTTCCTTTTGTTTATAAGCACTCGCGAAATCTTTAACTGAATATTTAGCCATAAAAAACATTTGCAACCACAAATATAATAAAACGAGTTGCAATTTTAGTTGCACTTCCCAAATAAAGGTCACGGTTATAAATTTCGCCG